ACCTGGACCAGGGCGAGCGTGACCACTTCGCCAAGGTTCCCCAGGACCTGCTCATCACCCAGGTGCAGCGCGTCGTGCTCGGCACCAACCCCATCCAGGAGTTGGCTCTGGCCCAGCCGGTCAAGTTCCTGGCATGGCCCTCGGTCAACTACCAGCAGATTTACGCCAACGGCGCCGGCTCCGCGACTGCCCTGCAGTACCAGCTGAAGACCCAGGTGAACGGCGTGGATGTGGGCGACTCGCGCTCGCTGATCCACTGGACCGAGGTTCCCCAGTACTACAACACCCCGTACGGCTACGTGCACAACAACACCACGGCCAACGTGGCGATCATCTCGTACTGCCTGGACACCTCCAAGCTCCAGCCGACCGGCACCCTCAACTTCTCCCGCCTCGACACGTACCGCCTGGTCGTGCCCCCGACGCTGGTGGGCGGCGTGGGCGCCCTCTACAATAGAAACATCACCAGCGCGTACCCGACTCCTTACTTGTATGCCATCAACTACCAGATTTTCCGTATTCAGGACGGTCTCGGCTCGTGCCTGTACGCCAACTAAATAAAAAATAAAATAATGCGTAGTTATATGGAACCTCAAGCCAAGGGGAAGTTCAAGGTCTGTGAGAAGTGTCCAAAAAAGGCTTACTATAATATACTCGGTACACGAAGTCCTAGATTCTGCGGGGATCACCGTGAGCCCAATATGTTTAATGTGGTTTCGTTCAAGTGTCGTCATGAAGGATGTCGAACGGTTCCTTGTTTCGGCGAGTCTGGAAAACCGCCAAAGTTCTGTGCGGCCCATCGAGAGGAGGGGATGGTGAATATTCATGAACGCCCATGTCAGCACGAAGGGTGCTCGAAGAAACCAGTATTCAACCTACCAGGCCAGGCTCGAGGGGTGTGGTGCGTCGGTCATAAAACTCCAGAAATGGTGGACGTCTTGAGTACTTGCTGTCAATACGAAGGGTGCCGAACCCGTCCATCTTTTGGACAAAAAGGAGGAAAGAGAATGTTTTGTGCCGAGCATAAACTCGAAGGTATGGTGAATCTCGTTAGTATCATATGTGAACGCGATGGATGTGATACCACTGCGACGTTCAATTTACCCGGTGAGACCAGTCGGAGATTTTGTTCAAAACACAAGGAAAAGGGTATGATAAGTAGTGCAAAACAATGTCAACACGAGAGCTGCACAACATACCCTTCATTCAATTTGCCTTCTGAAAAGAAGGGACTTTACTGTACGAAGCATAAACTCGAAGGAATGATTGATGTTGTGAATGATAAATGTGACCACGAAGGATGTATGAAGAAACCCGCGTTCAACCTTCAAAATCTGAAGCCTAAATTTTGCAAAGAACATAAAACTCCAGAAATGGTGAACGTTTTCACGAAACCGTGTGAATATGAAGGATGCATGAAGGTTCCTTCTTATAATTTACCGGGAACCAAGAAGGGGCGGTTCTGTAAAAGTCATAAAACTGACGAAATGATTGATGTGGTGAGCAAGCGGTGCAAGACGCCCATGTGCGACACGGCGGTTCCGATGACTACAGGAGCCCGTGAACATTGCATGAGATGCACGGCACACTTGTTCCCAGACCAAGCCAAAGGGGGCTGGTTCAAGACTCGTGAAACGAAGTTGAAGGAGTACCTTGAGTCTCGGTACACGGACAAGACGATCGTTCACGACAAGAGGGTCGATTGTCATATGTACCGACCGGACTTTGTGTTTGATATGGGCTCTCATACGATCGTGATAGAGCTCGACGAGAACCAGCACAAGAGGTATGACACCTCGTGCGACAACAAGAGGCTCATGAGCATCTTCCATGGCCTCGGGTCCAGACCAATGGTCATGGTTCGATTCAACCCAGACCGGTACGATGCGGTTCCAGGGTGCTTCAAGAAGGACGGTCAGCTCGTGGACCTCGGCAGGCCGTGGAAGAAGAGACTCGAGGCCCTTTCCGGTCGCATAGACCATTGGCTCGAGTCCCAACCGGATCGCGAGATTACGATAGAGCATCTTTTCTTCGATACAGACAAGTGATGCGCTGGTTCATATGGGCCGTCCTCGGGTGCCTCATCTTTCTGGCGACCTATAATCCCAGGACGGGAAACCTGAATAAATTTTTAAAAGACGCGGACAACAGCCCAAGTTTTTCTGGTCCCCAAGTCTCAGTAGAGGATGACGACCCCGAGCCGTCCTCGAGTGCCCCCAGGGTTCGAACCAAGAGAGAGGCATAAAGCCATAGCCATCCCTATGAGCGTCATAGAAGGCGTCCCGCACTTTTTGATCGTCCACGACCGGCGCTACCGCGAGTGGACCTTCGTCACAGGTGGCTGCCGGCGCCGTGAAGTCTACAACCCGCTTCGGTGTGCGGTCCGTGAACTCGAGGAAGAGTCCCGCGGCCTCATAAATTTGAAAAAGGGTTCGTATTCCTATTTCAAATTTACGACCGACACACCCGAGCCGCGTGACGTGGACGACGGCGTGACGGTCCTGAACCACTACCACGTCTACCTCTTCAACCTGCCCATGACCTCGACTGAGCACAAGAGCACCATCCGACGTTTCATGGAGGAGAAGCGGAAGATGGAGGGTGGCGAGGTGGCGTTTCGCAAAAACTATGACGAGAACGACGAGTGCCGTTTTGAGAATATCGAGAGCATCGGCCGGTGCCCGAACCTCTGGCCGATGATACGCAAGCACGTCCTCGGGAACCAGGAATTCCACCAGGCCGTCCAGACGACCCATTGGACACCGTTTAACTTGAGGGAATAGGTCACCAGTTCCCGCGCCGCAGGCGCCAGAAAAAGTCCTTCAGACTTTACAGATGACGAGAAGCAAGCTCGACCTCGCGACCATCCTGGCAAAGCTCCGTGGAGACAACTCGAACCCCGAGATTCTCGCAAAGGAAATGACCCTCATGAAGCTGTGCCATGAGATTCAGAAGATTGAAGAGGCGCGGGAGCAAGACGAGGCGGCGCAGCCGGCTCGGATCCAGGAGGACGAGGAGGTGAAACCCCCCGCCGAGCCCCTGACCAAGAAGGAGGAGAAGATGATCGAGGAGATCAAGGCACCGGCCGAAGCCGATACAAAGGAGAAAAAACAAACTCACATTTTGTCGTGGCTGCTGGACTCGAGTGAGGATGAGTCTTAAAACCAAACCGCGTTTAAACCCTAATGTCCAAGGAAACGGGAAGTTCCGTAGATAAATGGCGAGTCCCCAAGGGTCCCGCGACCCATGTCCTCATGTCGGGTGGCATCCTTCACGTTCCGGATTCGGAGATTGAAGAATTTCACAGAGCCTACATCGACTCAATCAATTCTGGATTGAAATTGTTCGTGGTCGAGCAGAAGACGGACCGGTTCAAGTTTTTCGTGGACCTCGATTACAAGGCTCCCGAGAAGTTGTCCGATGAGGACCTAAACCAATTTTGTTCCATAATTGATGACGTCGTCGGGTCCAAGTGTCTGGTGGCCCGGGCCCAGGTTCGGCAGGTCAAGGGTGATGATGGCCAGCCGACCCTGAAGAGTGGGGTCCACCTTCATTGGCCGACCGTCATTGTGGACCGGACCAGGGCTCTCAATTTAAGATCAAAAATCATCGAATCCCTGGGACCGGGGCCATGGGACAAGGTGATTGATGCCTCGGTCTATGGAGGGTCCGGTCTTCGGATGCTCTGGTCCCACAAGAAACCCTCGGGTGACCCATATGTCCCAGTGGACACGGCCTATGGGCGGACCCCAGAGACTTTGGAATTGTTTTCGGTCAGGACAATTCAATCCCAGGCCAATTTTGGATTAGAATTGGGAGGTGGGGAGGTGGAGACGGGTCCCCTCCAAGACTATGTCCGGAGGTACATGGCCGGTCAGGACCGGACCCATGTCAAGCGGGTCCAGCGTCATGATCACGATGGCTGGTACGTCCAGACCGACTCCAAGTATTGTGAGAACATCCGGCGGGAACACAAGTCGAACCACGTCTGGTTCACGATCAAGACTGGACGGATCGCTCAGCGGTGCTTCGACGAGGAGTGCACCGAGTTCAGGGGTCGTGAACATAATCTCCCTCCAACAATAGTAGAGCAACTCAAAGATGTTGCTATTGTGGGTAGTCCTGTTGGTACTTTTCTGGTGGATATTCTTCCCGATGGGCCCAAAGGCGCGTTTCAAAAAGTACGAGAAGATGGTCCATCCGTACTCGGGACTGGACCCGGTAAACTGGAGTCGTTTTTTGGACAATCTCCACGCGTTCGAACAGTTGGCTTCGAGTGTTGGCTGGGCCAACCCGAGTCGGGATGATCCCTCGAGTGGGGTAGATGATGCCGCCGGTGCACTGTACGCGGCCATTGAAGCCATCAGGGACCTGGGTCTCGGACTCAGACGTGCGGACGACACGCATATCCAGGAGGAGCTGGCAGGTATCTCATTCCAACTGGCCATAGAGGGTGAGACAATTTTGAATCAAAATGCAGTCTCACAGGGGGTCTACTTCTTTCCAAAGTACTTAAACGATACGATGCTAGACTTTCCAGAACATGTCACGAAAGACCCAGGACCTGTCAAAAGCCACGGACAATAAAACCGATACCACTGCCGATGCCGCCCCAACTGTAGAGACCCGAACGAAGTCCGGTCGCGTCTCCAAGCCCCCTGTGAGATACGAGCCCGTCGAGAAGGTCGAAGACGACTATGGCACGGACGACTACGATTCCGACGAGTCCGATATTGACTCGAACTTTGAAGACGACGACGAGGAGGAAGATGCCGACGACGAGGAGGATGCTGACGATGAAGGAAATTTGGATGGATTTGTTGTAGCAGATAAAAGTGAGAGTGATGATACTGAGAGTGAAGACGATGGAAAACCTGCCGTTCCTGTCAAAAAGCGAACCCCAGTCAAGAAGCGCCCAGTTGCCGCCCCCCGAAAGCGCTGAGCCAGAGAGTCACGGGGCGATGTGGGAACCTGAGGAGGATACGCCCCGTCAGCGGTTCGTTCCGATGTTCGCGCCTCCTCAGAAAAAGGACCCGTTCGCAGCACTCAAGGAGAATCATGTAGCATTGATTCTACTTGGTATTGTCATTGGGGTTATCATCATGAATATGCGGCCCATCATCGTCAACTCGGGAGGGGCTATTGCGAAGTAATAGTAGGGTACAAGGGCGCCTTTTTCACATAATCATCATTTCCAACAAAATCACCAATTGGACCCGTGCGATTCTGGTAGACATCCT